ACCAATACATCCACAGTTAGTACCAACTTGTCTAACAGAAAAAGTAAAAGGTGGACCAACAAATTGAATTACATATGCAGCTGTATCAGTTGCTACAAAAATATAATCTTTACCTTGTATGGCTGCTCTAATTTCATTACCGGTATCTAATCTAAAAGTACCTGCTGTGTTAGTTGCTGTTGGTGCATAAGTGTTTAAATCTTCTTGGTTTGAGAATCTTACAAACATAGGGTCTTGTGTAGTAACGTCACCTATAGTTGTTTCTGTACCCATGTGAAATAAATGTCTATCTCTATCTGATACTATAGAAATTCTAGTAGCCGTTGGGTTTGCCGTAGTTGGAAAGTTTGATGTTGATTGTGAAGCTCTTATACCTCTAGGGCTTGATGCTCCAGCATTCCAAGTAAAAGTTTTACCATTAAATATTGTAGCAACTAATACTTCACCAAAATTATCTAGGCTCCAGTTTCCTGCATCTAGAATTACGTCACTTATTGTTCGTTCCGTTCCCCAAGTAGAATTTCCCCATAAATAAGTTCCCCAACCATAACCACTTGTCTGAGTAGTTGGTCCCACTTCAACATAAGGATTAACAGTCGCTGCACCTACTGCAGTCATACCAGATCCTCCTTCAGCTCTTACAGCTTGCACTGTAAATTTATCTACATCAGGAACAGTTAGTATTTCATAAACTACTTGTAATTCTGCAGCTGTAAAATCAGACGCACCTGTAACAGTTACACCGGATAAAGTCACATATCTTCCAACAGCTAAACCATGAGATCCTTTATTAATTTGTAAAACATTTGAACCATTAACTGTTGTTAATGTGCATCCCGTAATCGCTGTATCTAATGGTGTAATATCAAAAAAATCATTACCGTAATATAAAAATAAACCTTGTGAGGTTCCTATCGCTGCATATTTTTCCCCTGCAAAAGAACTAAAACTATGTTGTTTTCTAGCAACTCCAGGTAATGTTTTAGATGCAGCTGTAAGTTGATTCCAACCACCTATTTTTTCAGGTAACCCATATCTAAATCTTACAAAGTCACCATCTGTCCATTGCCCTTCGGCACCAGATTCTGTATCTTGTTTATTAAAACCAGGCTTGAAATTTAATTTTTGTAGCATATAGTAGCTTATATATCAGTTTTATAGAGAATGAAAGTATCATAATTATGGACCATTTGGAAGCGATTGTAGAAATTAAAAGTGTAATTAATCCAGATATTATAGAAAAAACTATATCTTTAATAGATGCTAAAGCAGTAAAAAATTTATCTATTAGAGGTAATGTTGTAAATAAAAATATAAGAAATGTTAAGGGATATCATTTAAATTTTGAAACACCTACTAATATGTTTTATTTTAATTATTTAAAAAAAGAAATCCAAAGATTATATAGATTTTATACAGTAAAATTTCCAAAATTTGTTTCAAATAAAATTAATCAAATAGATTTATTAAAATATTCACCTGGAGGTAAATACGAAATACATACTGATCATTATAGTTCTACTCCAAGGCATTTAAGTGTAATTATGAATTTAAATAATAATTATAAGGGAGGTGATTTAATTTTTACTGATCAAAAAGAAAAAGAAATTAAACGATTAAAATTAGATCAAGGTTCGATTGTATTCTTTCCAAGTAATTTTATGTATCCTCATATTATTGAACCTATAACAAAAGGAATAAGGTATAGCGTAGTTGCATGGTTAAAGTAATAAAAAATTTTTTTAATAAGGAAGAATTAAATCTTCTTCAAAAATATTGTTATAATAAATTAGATGAAGATAAATACTATGAACTAGACGATGGCCAAGCTTTCTCCCCTGCTTGGTATTACGATCCTTTAATGAATGCTTTTTTAGATGTAAAATTACCTGTCGTAGAAAAAAAATCTAATTTAAAATTATTTCCTACTTATGCTTATTGGAGATATTATGTATTAGGAGCAACTTTAGATACACACAGAGATAGACATGCGTGTGAAATATCAGTCACTGCGTGTATTAAAAAATATGACGACTGGCCTTTAGTAATAGAAAATAAAAAAATTGAATTAAAAGAAGGAGAAGCATTATTATATAATGGTCATCACCAAAAACATGGTAGACCTGGTGTTTATAAAGGAGAAGGTATGGCTCAAGTTTTTTTACATTATGTAAATCAACATGGTCCTTTTACTCATCATGCATATGATAATCATATTAAAAACTTATGAATGAAAAATTAGTAAATATAGATAATTTTATAGGTGTGTATGATAATTACATTACACCAGAAGAATGTAATAAAGCTATTAAATTATATGAAGATCAAAATAAATTTAATAATACTATTAATAGAATAGGTTTTGAAAAAGCATCTATACTTCAAAAACAAGATCAACAATTTTTTGCAGGACCTCATAATTTAAATGTATGGTGGGAGTCATTAAAATCAATGATGGTAAATTTTGACTTAGCTTGGAATCATTACGTAAAAAATGTAGGTGCAGACGATGCTTATGGAGTTCCTTTTCATTTTACAGATTTAAAAATACAAAAAACATTACCTACAGAAGGTTATCATGTTTGGCATATAGAACATGGTAAAGGTTATGAGAACGAACCAAGAGCTTTTGTTTTTTCAGTATATTTAAATGATGTAGAAGAAGGAGGAGAGACAGAATTTTTACATTTTTCAAAAAGAGTAAAGCCTAAAACAGGTAGAATAGTTATCTGGCCGGCAGGTTTTCCTTATATACATAGAGGTAATTCACCACTCTCTGGTGAAAAATATATTTTAACTTCTTGGATGATGTTAAGATAATGAATAAATACATAAAGTGTATAAATTATTTAGTATCTAAAAAAACTAATACCATCCCACATGGAAATAAAAATTTATTTCAACATCTAATAAATGTCTATGACAAATTAAGAAAATGGAACTGTCATGAAGACATGTGCTATGCTGGATTATTTCATTCTATTTATGGTAATAATAGTTTTACTTTTAAAACAGAGGCAGATAGAGAAATAATTAAAAAATTAATTGGTAAAAAAGCAGAATTATTAGTTTATTTATATAATCAAGATAGGTATCAAAATAAACAACTACAAACAATATCTTTAGCTAATGAGTTGGATCAAAATTTTATTTATGTACTAGATAATTATTTTGATAAAGAAGACTTATCAAAAATTTATTTTTATTTTAGAGATATAGTTTCTTGGAAATTTATAGGTTCTGGTAAAGATAATTCTAAATGGAGAAAATTTAAATATGACTTAATGTTTAAAAATAAAATTGAAAATAAATTTAAGAAAGATACGGAAAACATTTTAAAAAACTTAAAATTTTTTAATCTATTACAATTAGAACGAGCTTACGCCAGTGCTAATCCTTATGGCACTGTACATGAATCTCATAGAGATTATGATATAAATTCAAATGGAGGTATAACTGTAATGTATTATTTAAATAACAGCTGGGATTTAAGTTTGGGAGGAGAGACAGTTTTTTACGACATTAATAAATATGATATTCAAAAAAGCGTTATACCAAAACCAGGCAGAGTTGTAATTTTTGATGGTTTAATAGAGCATTGTGCTAGAGATACTACTAGAAATTTTAATGATTTAAGAATGGTATTAACTTTCAAATATAAAATAAATGATAAAAATTATAGATAATTTTTTTAAAAAAATTTTATTTCAAAATGTAAAAAATCATGTTGTAAATAAATTATATTATGAACCAAGATATCTAGCTAACACAGAAAAAAATAAAAAGAATCATTATGGAAGTAGGTTTATTTTATTAAATGATTTAAAATTATTAGACACTTTAACTAAACAAGCTGAAAAAAAATTTAAAATTAAAATAAAAAAAATGCATAAAGATAGTGGTGTAGACATAAGAAATTTAAATCATTTTATACCTCACATGGATAATGATATAGGTTCAAAAATAAATGTATTAATTATGTTAAATGGACCAACTGCAGTTACTAACGGAACTGTTTTTTATACAGATAATGAATTAGATATTCATGTGGGTTTTAGAGAAAACAGAGCTGTTTTATTTCCCTCAGATTGGACTCATTCTGCTCACGCAACTAATATGCCAAATTTAATAAGACACACTGCTACTTTATTTGTAATGGATTATGAAGAATAAGAAGTAGGTCTTGAACCTACTCTAGCAATCTTGTCAGCTTCACTTTCACCTTCTTGATTGTTTGCATCCCAATTTGATTGTAAAACTGATAAATGATGTGTATCCCATCTAGTAATAAAATCTTGAAAGTCACCTAAGTTAGCACCTTCCCAAGTAGAGTGAGGAGTTTCATCTTTATATTCTACGGTATCATTAGGGTTAGCTGTACCATATTGGATTGCCCAAATATTAGAAAATTTAGATTGACTCCAAAAAGAATCATCAGAAATACTATACCCAACTCCCTCTGAAGCTCCTTCAGCGTGATTTTTAATAATCATTTTGTCTTCAAATACTATTGTCCATTGTGCGTTTGTTGCCATATTTTCTCCTAAGTCTTAATAATATAAATAACTGTTAAATAAGGTTGTAAAACTGAAGTTGCATCCCCAGAAAAAGTAGCAGACATGTTGTGAGAGTGACCTCCTCCAGAACCTGCATTACCTGTATTACTATTTCTTCCCTCGGGACCTCCATCATTTGAATAACCACCACCAGGGTTTGCCCCTGAACTGTGAGAGTGTGATGCAAGTTGAGGTGTTGATAAAGTTGCATTCGCTGTTGATCCTCCAACGTTTCCAGTTGAAGATACAGTGTTTGCTCCTCCAGTTGATGCTAAAGCTTTGTTATTTGATTTTCCAACTGCTACGTTGTTTTGTAAGTCTGGTACATTAAAAGTTGATGAACCATCACCTCCTCCATAAGTAGAGGCTACGATTGCAAATAATGCAGAGTAAGTTGATCTTGAAACTGCTTGACCATTACACTCTAAGAAACCTGTTGGCACTGAAGCAGAAGACCACGGCACAATAGTAGCTGTAGGAATTCCTTCGATACCTGTAAGGTTTGCTCCTGAA